GGTAATATATGATAGAATATTAGGGTACAGAATTAACTTTGATAAACAAATATCAGAGCATGATCCTGTATGGGGAATGGTGAGTATGAAGATAAGGAAGTACACTCCTTTCCTAAATATAGATGTATTCCGTTATAAAAAAATTCTAAAAGAGATTGTTTCACAATGAGATTTTTAGACTCAGAAATTGTTCAAAAAGAGATGAAAGACATTGAGACTTTACAAAAAAAAGTCTATGGTAATGTCTTTAATTTTCCTAATATGAACAGAGAGGATAAAATACTTCATATTGAACTTCTTGAAGAATTAATAGAAAAACAACAGATTTTCTATAAGAGATTGAGTCTCTCTGATGACCCTAAGGCAAAGGAGATACGAAAAACTGTTATGGATAGTGCTGAAATGTTTGGATTTAAATCTGATGGTGATTTGTCATTGATGTTTGCACAAATGTCAGCGGCAATTGGTGAAATGAAAAAACAACTTGACAAGTCGTAAATTTACATTATAATAACTGAGTACAAACAAGCCAAATACAANAAATACGAGGTAAACAAAATGGGTTTTAAAGACCTTAAAAAGCAGAGTTCTTTGGGTTCTCTAACTAATAGATTAGTTAAAGAAGTAGAGAAAATGAACAATGCAGGTGGCGGGAATGTAGATGATCGTCTCTGGAAACCAGAGGTTGATAAGAGTGGCAATGGATATGCTGTTGTCAGATTTCTACCAGCACCAGATGGAGAAGAACTTCCATGGGTGAAACTATTTTCTCATGCATTCCAAGGACCAGGTGGATGGTATATTGAGAACTCACTTACCACAATAGGACAAAAAGATCCTGTTGGTGATCTTAACAGGACACTATGGAATAGTGGTAATGATACAGATAAAGATACTGTAAGAAAACAGAAGCGTAAGTTATCTTACTATAGCAACATCTATGTTGTTAAAGATCCTTCTAATCCTCAAAATGAGGGTAGAGTATTTCTTTACAAGTATGGTAAGAAGATCTTTGATAAGATCATGGATGTAATGCAACCTGAGTTTGAAGATGAGACACCAATCAACCCATTTGATCTATGGGCAGGTGCAAACTTCAAATTGAAGATTGTTAAAAAGGATGGTTTCTGGAATTATGATAAGTCAGAATTTGACTCTCCTAATCCATTATTGGAAGATGATGATGCACTAGAAGCAGTATGGAAGAAAGAATTTTCTTTAACTGCATTTACTGCAAATGATCAGTTTAAAACATATGATGAGTTAAAGACTCGTTTAGATTATGTTTTAGGAGCAAAGGCAAAGTTACAAGTAGCTCAAGAAACTGAGTATGATAACTATGCTGCTCAAGAGACACAGAAAGTAACTGAAGAAGAAGTTCTTAAGAAATTAGAAACTTCNTATCAAGAAAGCAAAGCAGTTGAACCTGTGAATGCNCCTTCTTCTGAAGAGGAAGAAGATCCACTAAGTTACTTTGCTAAGTTAGCAGAAAGTTAATTAGGTCAAAACAAAATTGACTTTTTAATTCCAAAATACTGGGAAAAAAACTCCCAGTATTTTTTTGTGCCTATTACTTTTTTTTTATTCGTATATTCTTATGTTTTCGCCTTTGACAACTCTCTTAGAAACATACTGAGTGCTTCCTTTTGGATACTTCATGACTTTCTCTATTTCCTCAATAATTAATCCAATAAATCTAGGTTTGATTATGTTTATATTTCTCTTATCATCATTTATTCTATTTTCATAAACTTCATTAGTAATTTCAGTAACTATTTCTGTACTAATAGTTTGTTGAACTCCTAAACCAGTATCAAAGAAAGTAATAGAGAAATCAGATGCAACTTCTAGACCTTCTGGAACAATTACCTTTCCAACAGAATTTTTTATTTCTCTTGTTTCATAATGATGAATATTTTGAAGTGCTGCATCTGAACCATACTTATTAATTAAGTAATTATAGTATGAAGTATGTTCTAGTGGCCACTCCTGTTGTACATTAANAATATTATTTGCAAGTAATACCATCCAATCNAGATTAGAATCACCATAAACTTTGAATGCTACATTGTCAGGTCTCTCATCAGTTATAATTTGATACTTTGTAAAAAAAGTCAAATCACTGAACACTTGTTCTGATATTTTAGTTCTTTTGAATAGATTTTTTACCCTAATATAATCTGATATGTTTTGCGCTTTGGGAAGACGACTAACATAGTCAAAATCTGGTATGTATCTAAAGTATTTTTTTGCCATTGTTAGAATCCCATGGTTTGTCCATTATCATTATATTCATCTGAGTAGATTGGTTCAATCTCACCAAATGACATGGCTATTTGATATGATGTCATAGATGGTTCACCTCTATATGTCATATAAGATCCATCTGGTGTATAGTTCACTGTAAAAGCAGTGCAAGCACATGGTTTAAATTTATTNANGAATGGATGNTCTCTATTNGTNTCACCAAATATATATTCNAATTCAAAAATTCTAGGAGTTTTTAAGAATAATGCCTCTGTAGTTCTTTGGGGTGTCATATTTCTTTTCATTGCTCTAACCATTCTACGAACTATTCCTGCTTCTTCAGGATCTCTAGGAGTGAGTGTAAAGTTAAAATTAAAACTTCTTAAAGTAGGACCAGAAAATAATAATTCTAAATTAGGGTTAATAACTTGACCTGTAGAACGAGCTACTAAATTGTTTGCACCAACTGCTTGACCTGCAAAATATGCTGAAAGTGCTGCTTTGGTTCCTGGATCTTTAGCCAATCCTACTAGATCATTGAGACCATCACCTAATTCATTAAATGCATTTCTAAAATCTCCTAAACCTGCACTTTCTATTGCACCTTGTGCTGCTCTAGCACCTGCTGCTTGAACTGCATTTAATGAATCTTGTCCCCAACTGACTGCTGTTGCTTCTGATAGTTGTGGTTGCATAGGCAACTGAATAGTTTCATATCTTCTTGTAAATCTTCTATTACTTCCTTTAAATCCTGTTCTTAATGATTTACCAGTTTCAAGACCACTAGGAACATAATCATATGCAGTGATCTCAATATAATCATAACCATATGAATCTAAACTTTGTCTAGGATATCTAAGTATTTCTCTAGTTCCACCTGCAGCAAAAGAAGTTAAAAGGGCATTAGGTTTATTTGTTTTTTCAGATAGTGTAGCTTGTAAACTTGCATTTAACTCATTAGCATCTAATTCCTCTTCATTTGCACCTAATGATTTAAAACCTATTGTGTTTACTAATCTAGTAAGATTTGCTTTTGATTGAGGATCATTAGTTTGCACTCCCTCTTTTGCCAAAGCAAGAGTTGCTTTTTTTGTGTTCTTGAGTACAGTGTCAAATTGATTAGCATTAACACCAGTAAAGGCAGCATCAAAGTCATCCTTTGATTTTATAGATACAACATTTCCATCAGGATTATAATTATACAATTCCGTTCCAAGACCTTCTAGAGCACCATTGTCTTCATAGACAGAGTGTGTTCCATTTGCTTTGTTAGTTACAACTATTGCANTTATATTAGAATTGACAGTTCCAACTTTTTTCTTNATATTAAAATCACCCCTATATTGATTAGGGTCATCTTGAACTGTCCATCCTAAGGTNTCTTGTGCCTGTAATCCCATGTTAGATATTTATCTTAAAATTTTGATAAGGAATAGAACGNAAGTCATTCATCTCTAATGGATAAGCAACATGTAAGAATCCTACTACCTCATCCCATGTATAATTCCTAAATTCACCACCCCAATGATAATTAATGCCTCTGAAACCCCATTGAAAAACAGCAACACAGGCAATTAAAGGAAACTGATCATATCTAATACGAGGTGTTTTAGGTGAATATATGAAAGTATAATACTTTCCCACATCTGGAATGATCTCAGTATCAGTTAGAACTTCAGTAATAGCAAGCATCATATCATCTGAATCACCCATATCAATGATGTCACTAACTAAATTTTCTAACCTATTTACGGTTTCCATAGAGGTGATCCTCTGTTATAACTCTAAATTCTAAACTATTGTCCTTACAAAATTCAATTGCTGCATTCCACTTTGCCATATTAACAGCATAATTTTTCATTTCATTAGCATATGTTTTAGTCATTCTAGTTCTTTGTTTAGAATCACTCTTCATTTTAGGTTTAACAGTTTGTTTTTTAGGTTTGATCTCAATGAGATATTTTTTATATTTACCATCTGATTCCTTAACTTTAATTAAAAAATCTGGATAATACCTATGTCTCTTATTATCTAGGGGAGAAATGTATGGAATTGAAAATTCTTCAGATGCCCAAGTAACAATACTGTCATTTGTATCACAGTTTTCACAAAATGTTCTTTCCCAATTACTCCTACAAACTATATTGGATGAGTTTCCAACATATTTTTTAGGATTTCTAGGTCTAAAGATACTTTTGTAACTACGCGCCATTTCACCTACATAGTAATGTAATTACAATTATTTATAGTGGCAAACATAAGACCAAGACCCTATAAAACCTCAGAACTGAAGACTAGGATAACTAATCTTGCTCAAACTTCTGTTTATCAAATCAAAATTCAACCTCCGTCAGGTTTAACTGCTTTGTTAAAAGAGATTGGTAGAGACTTAGATTATGGTCGTGCTGGTGAAAACATAGAGTTGCTTTGTGACTCTGCTGTTTTACCTGGATCATCATTTGCAACTCATGAACCTACCAATGATTATGCAGGTGTGACTGAAAGAATGGCATATCGTAGAATGTATGATGGAACTTTAGATTTAAGTTTTATGGTAGATCGTAGTTATAATGTAATTGAAATGTTAGATGGTTGGCTTGATTTTATATCAGGTGTTGGTATAACTGGAAGTAGACAGTCATATAAAAGTAGGCATGTTAATTATAGAATGACATATCCAGAACAGTATAGAACTGAGATATTTCTTTCTAAATTTGAGAAGGATGTTGCATATCCTGATGATTTT